GTTCCATTTCTTCTTTTGTACCACCGTAACCAAGTTTAAGGTTATCAAGCATGGTGTAGTTTTGTTTCGCAAAACCTTGGTATGCATTTTGGATGGACTCCATCGATGTTCCCATCTTATTTGCATTATCTGCCATATCAGTGATTGCAGTATCTGCTGATTTTGCAGCAGCAACAGTATCACCATCTAATGATTGTAATAATGCGGCAGAAAAACCTGTAACAGTTTCCATGTACTCATTAGCAGAAAGACCTGCGGTTTTATATGCATTTTCTGCATATCCTTGTACAATATTCGCGCTATCTTTGAATAGTGTTTCAACGCCACCTACAAGCTGTTCATACTCGGCATAAGCTTGTACAGAAGATTTTACTAATCCGCCGACAGCTGCAGTAGTCGCAACTAAACCTGCACCTATAGCTTTTGCTGCGCCTGAGAAAAATCCTGCGATTTTAGATCCTGATCTATCTGCACTAGTTTCTGCACCTTGCAGTCCTTCGTCGTATTCTGTTTTATCTAAACCGAGAGTTGCTCGAAGTTTTAGTGCATCCATTTAGTCACCTCCTAGCTGAGACAGTTTTGATCTTATATTATCGATAATTTCATCTGCAGATCTTGTCTCAACGGGTTTAAGGGCAGAGTTTACGGCATCAAGGTATCTTTGTCCGTCGAAGCGTCCTATACCCTTTAAATAATCTGTAACAAAAACGCGATATGTCAAGTCATGAAACTCTTTTTCGAATTTAGCCCTGACATATCGCATAAATGCTTTTATATTTCGTTTTGAGCCTCTGTACTCTCCATAGCAGAGCCAGAAGATTCGCTTCCCGTCATCTGATTCTGCAAGTGAAAAAGGTCCATCAACTCAGGATCATTTATTAAATCTAAGAGCATCTTTGGTAATGCAATTATCGAAGGCGAATATGTTTCAGGATCTTCTCCGTTCAATAAGGCAAATATTACCAATACTTCTTTTTTGTGGTATGCAATTAGATCTTTAATTAATACGATCCTTGGTTTATTACTTTTATATGTCTGAACAATTCGTTCATCTGCCATGATAAGAGTAATTGGGTCAATTAAATCTACAAGTAGGTCTAGGGCTTTTTCACCCTTAATATCAGATAATCTCATAAATAAATCTCCTTTATGCTCCTGTAGATACTGTTACCGCGCAAGTTGCAGTATATTCTACATCTTCATATGTCATAGAAGCAGTAATTGTTGCTGTACCTTCAGCTACACCAGTTACTACGCCTGCTTCTACTGTTGCAATATCTCCGTCACTAGTTGACCATGACACTGATGCTTGTTCTGGAACAGTTGTTGCAGTCAATGTCTCAGTTGCTGCTACAGAGAGAGTAATCTCATCAGTATTAAGAGAAATTGATGGGGTTACAGGTGTTGGAGGAACAGGCTCTTCTCCGTTAACTGAATAAAATTCCATAGGAACTTCATTCTGAGTTGCAATTGTAGGATGTCCTGTAATCTCAAGTGCGATAGTACCTTTACCGTTCTTTGTTGTCTGAAGAGAAAAACCTCCAGTCGAAAGTCCATTCTTTAAATGGATTGCAACAAATCCGCCGTCGGCCTTATCACCAACCCACCAAACATCTTTGAAATCTGTAAGATTTACTTTTGTTCGAGGATTTACATGTGTTTCATCGAGCTCATCTATATCAGCTGCACCAAGTGCAAGTGCGATTAGAGCAGGTGAAGTTCCAAGGCCGGTTGTAGATAATTTGCAATCCCAACCATCTAAATGCTTACCTTCAGCCATGTTATTTGGCGCATTATCTACATCTTCGAAGAAATCTGAATATGTAGGAACGCATGAAGGGTTAATACCTCCTGTAGTTGCGCAAATAATATCTGCATCTTCTACAGTAGGATTAGCTGGATCAAATTTGTTTAATAGAATTCCTGCGTCCATCTGTAATGCATCAAATGTATTCTGAGGAATTCTTGTAAATCTTCCTGCCATGATTTTCTCCTTTCTAATATGGTGTTAAGAATTCAGCTAAAAGCTGTATGTAATATCTTTTCACATAATCATCACCAGGTTCTGACAATCGCTGCGCGAACGGTTCACCTTGGTAAAGATATGTATAACCATTATCAAGTTTTATTATGACTCCGCCTGAACCTAAATACTCGGCAATCTCATCTTTTTTATTTGAAATTTCTTTCCAAGATGGAGATCTATAATATAGGTTGGCATATAGAGAAGCAACTCCTCCAAGCATCCCAGTCGAAACTGAATATGCAATGAATGGATAAGTCACGTCATCAGGTACACTATTTTCATCGTACGCTGGAATGTTAAAACTTGACCAAAACTTATTTATTGATTGTTCCTTATCCATGTTTTCTCCTCACGCTTAAACTGGAAGTGTCCATTCTTCACATGAAACTTGTCGCATGTCAAGACCTGCACTTTTAGGTGTCTTATCGTCATCGCCATCAGAAGTAACTCTGAAGATTTTATTATCGGAACTTCTCCTAAATACGTCTTTTGGTTGAAGATTAAATGATTTTCTTGTAGTTGCAGTATATAAATTTACTACACCTGTTTTTGCAGCAATTCTAGCTTGAGTAGAATTATCTAATACCACTGCGCAATCAAATGTTGCTCCTTCAACCCATTCTTCAATGACAGATCCACCATAATCATCGTTGTATGTTATCTTATGCAACATTGTGCACTCTTCCATTTGTTCACTTAATAAACTCATGATAATTTCCTATATGCATTTAGTTTGCTACCAAATACATCTTTCCATGTCAATTGGGATCCACCTGATTTACCTGAAGCACCAGATGCTTTTGTATATGAATATCCACCAAAGCTTTCTGATTGAAATGGAGATTCTATTGCGGATTTGTTATTTGCAAGCCAATCATCAATCTCAGCAGAGAGATTTAAAACGTCGCGTGGAATGGCAAGGCTACTAACTTTTCCGATAAACTCTTCATCAATAAGCTTGTCAGTAGGATATAAATACACACCATCATTCAGAACTGATCCATTGATCATGAAGTACTGTCCGTCTAAAAGCTTATCAAAAACAAGTGACTCATTCTCGACCTTAAACGAACCTACATATTCTTCTTTTACAAAATAATTGTGAATATAATCAAGGACCTGTTTAATCATTTGGTTTCTCCTATTTCTTTTTGCTTGTTCGTTTAGTTTTAACAGGTTTATCCTCTTCGGACTGCTTAGCATCATTTGTTTTTATTTCCTCTGCGGTGTCCTTTTTCTTAAGATCTTCGATCTCTTCGATAAGAGGAGTTTTCTGTTTATTATCTGATCCGGACAACTCTTTAATCCTTGCAACACTAGGCTTTAAACCGAGGCGGGGATATTCATCCCCAACCTCGTATCTATAATTGTCGTCCTGGAGATCGGTAAAAAGTTTAATTACTTTATACATAATCTATCTCCTTTTTATGCTCCTGTTGAAGTAACTGATGCAATATAAAGTGCACCTGGGTTATAGAGAACAGGAATGAACAAACCAGAAGCTTTTGTCCAAAGAACAGCAGGATCCTTTTCCATCCACTGTGAAATAAATACATAAGGATTCTGGCTAGACTGATCAACTGACATAAACTTCTCAGCATCAACTTCTGGAGGATTTCCCCAAAGACCTACGCCCATGTTTCCGGCTGGGTTTGTAGCAAAGAATGTGATCTTATCTTCTGGGAAGTATCTCTTCTGAGTAATAACAGGTCTATCTGTTGAAGGATCAATTACAGCAGATGCGCCATAAGTAAGATCATTTACGATAACCTGAGTAATTCCAAACTCCTCTTCAAGGTAAGCTTCAAGAGCAGCAACTTTAACGAGTGCACCAACTGCAGCAGATCCGTTGATTGCAGTCTGAATTGATGCATGCTGACGCATCTTTGTAAGATTCTTCTTAGAAGTATAAATACCTGTAAGAGTAGTTCCCTTAGCAAGAGCAGCATCAATAATTGCCTGGATCTGAGCTGGAACATCCTCACCCTCTGAGAAATCAATCTCAAATGCTGTCTGATCAGCAGCTACGCCATAATCAACTGTAAGATCGAGGTTATTCTCTTTAATTGTAATCTTACCTGTTGCCATAAGCTCGTTCTTAGCAACCTTTGTTCTTGTTACAACCTGATCTGCAAGTCTAATACCATCGTTAAGAACATAATCATACATCTGATCATTCTGAACGCCTGCGCGAAGAAGTGATCTCATTCTCTCTGACTGATTGATCTTAACCTTGATAAGACCCTTTTCAATGTTGTGATTATCAATAGGAACTCTAAATGTTGTCTGTGCCTCTGTGTCAAATCCATGGAACTGTGCCATAACTGGGATCTGATATTCATTGGCGATTGTCTGCCATGCAGCAGTAATGTTATCAGTCTTATCATCTCTGAAAAGACGATCTACAGGATCATTAGGTCTAGTTACCTGAAATCCCATATCAAGCCATTCCTGTTTTGGGATAAATCCCAAAATGTTATTCTCAAATTTTGGCATTTTATTTTCCTCCTTTAAACTATGGTCTTGTTACTGATGGTGAATTCTGGAATGTAATCTTTGTACCAAGAGCAAGCTTAGCAGCTGTTGCAACTACCTGAGCAAGTCTATCTTCATAAACTATACCCTGAGTAACTACAGATCCTGGCATATCACCATTTGTTACATCAACGTCTTCGTAAACAATGCCTTCAGCCTCACCATCGTTTGATGGATAAATTGTGCCAGCTTTTACATACTTTCCACCTTCACTGGTAGAAGTTGCGCCTGACTGTGCAATCTGACGTGTCTCTCTTACGCACTCTTCATGAGCTAAAAAATAACCAGGTGCGTAAACCTTTGAAGTATCATCTTTAATGAATGACATAGCTTATTCCTCCTTATTTGTTTTTCCATATAAGTTCTCATGGTACTTCTGAGCAAGCTCTGCAGCTCTAGTTGATTTTGTCTCACCTTTACCTGCAGGAGGTGTTTCTACTCCAGCACCACGTTTTTCAGTAGAAGAAATGAATCCAGACCAATCTTCTGTGATCTTCTTCTTTAAATCGTCGGCATTATCAAATGCACCTTCCTCGTTTAACTTAAGATCTTTGTACTCATTGAGTTTGAGAATCGAGTCAATATGCTTATCACCAACATTGCATTCAACTAAAAGTTTCTTATAAGCATCTTTTACCTTGGCAGCAGTCTCTTTATTTGTTACATCTGCCTTGTAGTCTTCGAGTTTCTTGTGCTCAGACTCATACTTTTCTTTCCAGTCATCAGCCGTAGTGCGATCTTCTTTAAGAGTCTCAATCTCTTTTTCAAGATCTGTTACTGTGTCAGCTTTTTTCTTGAACTCATCGCGCTCTTTTTTAAGATTATCACGTTCGT